CAAGATTAGACCAAGATGTCCTGTTAGAGTTTATCTATCATGATCAAACTGTTGCAACATTACCAAATTATCAAATTGAAATTGATAATAATGGATCACATGTTTTAGCATTAAATACGACATCTAGTCTGTCGGATACAAGACATCTTATAGCTGAGCTTGGTGCTGCTGTTGTAAATTTTGATGTAACTGCAAGTGCAGCTTATATACTTATTGAGAACTTTGCATCCCGACCATTAACATTGGCTAATGGTAAAACCTATAAATTTGATGTTTCTGCACTAGCTGTTCCAGGAAGCTTTGCGGTTAAAGACCTGACGGGTGCTTCGTTGGGTAGTCTATCACTAAACACATATACATTTACACCGACAACAAATGGATCATTCACTTATGAATATCCTAATTTAATTGGTGGTAAAATAACGGTTCAAAATTCAGCTAATTCTCTTTTTGCAACAGCAGATGAGGAAACTGGTAATGATATAAAAACCGGTGCTGGACAACCCGGAAGATATCAGGCCGTTCTCGTGGACGCTGAACTTGGTTCAAGATATGCATTATTAGATTCAACTAATAATTTTATAGATAATTATACAAACTGGACTGGATCAACGTCATCAACCATTGATATGGCAGATGTGTCTGATATCCAATTGAATACTATAACATACGATACTGTTAGACTACATCTAAGATCTGGATTTTCATTTTCAACTAGAGGTTATGATGGATTCTTATTTCAAATAGGGGCAGCTAGGGTGTCCGGTGTTAAAAACTATTTAACATCAATTGCATATTTAAACACTTCATCTTTTGAAATACAAAATCCAAAACCATTTATTCTTGGTGAGACGATGTATTCGAAATTCATTGAGATCAAAATACCCGCGTTGGCTAATATGGACACCGACTTTATTGATTGGTTCTTTGGTACTGGTAACGACGCTGTAAATCCAAATGCTAACTATGAGGTTGAATATAAGTTAATAACATCTATTGATGATTCAACTGGCTTTGATTATATCAATACGGGTGAAGAGGTTAAGTTCACGGTTGCCCGTGAGGATGAATATCAGGATTTGGCTGCAGTAATTGAAGAAGCAACCGACGGTGATTATTTTAATTTATACATGACAAAAGATGGTTCAATCACTTCTTTTGATTCTTATATTGCCGGTAGAAAACAAATGACTAGTGATGATATTACGGTTTTTTATGATATATCAGTATATGAGCAAGTTACATCTTACTTTGATAAAAGCTTTACAATGTCAATATCACAAGTTGAAAACTTTGATATCCCCACCACGTTTAGACCTATCATAAGAAATGCTTCAAATGCAAGCGCATACAATATTGATTTGGTTGTTAGAATCTATAATGAAACCAACAACACACAAATTGTAAAGCACGCTTCTTTTACATCATATGACGTTGGTAAGTTTGGTAAAAAATTAAGAACTATAAATTTACCTGCAAGTAATCAAGTTTTAAAGGTGTACAATACATTACCAAATGTATTAGAGAACAAAAATATTATTGAAAATCTTTCATCTCTTCCAAGTAATCAAACTAGATTTGTGCCTTCGTTTATTGAAAGAAATAATATAGTAACGGGTTCTACTAACGTGACTGTGGTTAACAATGAAATTGTAGATAATAATGAAATTAGATTTTATGCTGATGGTGAAAGTAATTTAACACTAAGTCCTTTCGATAACTATATTAAATTTAAAATTGCTAAGAAATCAGGTGATGATTTGATTAACGTATCTTTGGAAACTGTTCAGCATGTTATATTAAACCTAGGTAGTATTGAAATTGAAAATTCATTAAACTACACCGATGTTGAATTAGGTGAAGGTGAGATTATGTTTAGAATAGATGAATCATTAATGACAGCAATTTCTAAAAATACCGATAGGGTTTACATGCTTTCTATTCATAATGGTACCGATAAAACATTAATACATCATGGTACATTTGATATCATTGGTAACAATGTTATTAAGGTTGTTAAAAAGATTCAAATTACCGATGACGGTGTTAAAATTAAAAAGACAATAGTTGATCAAAAAGTTTCATCAAAAAACCTTAATAAAAGTATGGACGTTGTAGGTTCGGCAAATTCAACATATAAAGCAACAAGTGCTAATACAGTACAAGGTGCATAATAACTATCAATATCTGACATGATACTAAATAGTAGAAGTAATTTATTTAATTTTAAGTTCCCAAAGAATTTTATACCAAAAGAGGTAGCTGATAAGTACAGACCGTATCTTAATAGAATGCCGGGTAATATTATTGAAGAACCTATTGATTTTATTAATTATACAATTCAAGGTATTTCAATGCCGGGTATCTCATTTGATCCGGTTCAACAAAACTTTAATGATGGTACCACAACATATAAGCGTGGATTTATACCATTACAAAACTTAATAAATAGAGAGTTAACAGTAACCATGCAGTTACTTGATGGTTTTATAAACTATTGGATTTTATCTGACACTATATTATACCATTACAATAAAAATAACAAGAACTCATATATTGATGATTTAAAATTACAGATATTGGATGCTGAAGGTATTCACTTAATGTCTGTTGTTTTTGAAAAACCAATTATGAATTCACTTTCAGAAATTGATCTTAATATGGCTCAGAATGTTGCAGAATTTAGTACAATCACAGTAACATTCTTTTATAATAAGTTTAATTTGATTAACGAATTAGATTGATATATAACGTATGAAAACATTTTTAACATATTTACAAGAACAAGAAGTTACAATCCATGATATTGAAAGGATCAATGAATCCTTAAATCAGGAATGGACACCTGAGTTAGAGACTAGAATTGACGAAGCTGTTGATGCATTCTTAGCTGACTATAAAAATGAGGATGGTTCTTATAACCTAGACGCATTTAACGAAGATATTACCAATGAAGGTATATTAGGTTCTATACTTGGTGGCCTTGCTGGATTTGCACTTGGTAAATCGGTTGGTAAGATTATTGCAAAGGTCCTTGGTATTGAAAGAGGTGTATTTTATGATTTATTAACTTCAAGACTTGTTGGCGCTGCATTAGGTGCTAGTCTTGGTAAGTAATTTGATTTGAATTTAATAGCAATTGATTATTCCATCAACTCTCCTGGTATCTGTCTTATAAAGGATGGGTTACCCCATTATATCTCATATATAAAACCAAACACTGGGACGAAGAAAGAACAGAAATTACAGGAAGAAATGAATCTCCTGAATGATGTTACTTTATTATATCAACCAGATCCCAACATTGATAAACAAGAAATGGCTCGAGTCCTTAGACACCGGGACATTGCACAAGGTATATGTGATATCATCGCAGATAATACAAATCCAAACTTAGAATACAAAATCTATTTTGAAGGTTCTTCTTACGGGACCTCTAGATTTGGTACAAACTCTCTTATTGATTTAGCTTCAGCATCTTCAATCTTAAAATCTTTCTTGATTGATCGTTTCAATGTCACTGTCCTCGAAGTCTTTGCCCCTACAACAATAAAGAAACATGCAGGAAAAGGTAACATGAAGAAGATGGACATGTGGAGTGTTTACATCAATGATAAGTCAAATCAAGAGTCGGGCCTTTGGAACTTTTGTCAACAATTCAAAGAGGATAAAAAGATTATGAAACCCCTAGATGACCTTGTGGATGCTTACTTTATTATGTCTTTAGTAAGGTCACTTTAAATTATATTTTACCCTCAGGCTTAAAACCATATATTATATGCATGTATTGGGTGTTTTGTTTCATTTAGTGTAAAATAGTTTTAAAAATAATATTATATTATGTTATTATGAAACAAAAAAAGATAGTTATATATAATATACATGACAAATAATCATATAACATCTTCGGACTTAATGGACCTAGCTAGAATTCTTTCTTCTATGGTTTCATCTAGTAGATTAACCGAGACTGAAGCAATCCAACTTTTAAGTAAAGCTGGACTAACCAGAGGTGACAGTAACCAATGGGTCGACGAGGTAGGGTCAAAATATTCCACCCCCTCCCCACTATTTTCTGAAACATTTTAGAATATAGTTGTATAATAGTAGTTAGTTAGTTAATTAACGGATTTTTAAAGTTTAACAAAATAAATTAAAGCAATTAAAGAAAACATGGCAGATTTTGACATTTTCAACCTGAGCGTCAACGACGTTGAAACTCACAACCAAGCAGCATCAAACACAACTGATGTAATCTACAAACCATCCGCAGATGATGGTAAAGACGGTACCTATAAAGCACTTATCCGCTTTGTACCAAATCCAGAAAACCCACGCAAATCATTAGTACGTAAGTACGTTCATTGGTTAACGGATCCTTCAGGCGCAGGTCGTCTAGTTGATTCTCCAACATCAGTTGGTGAGCAGTGTCCAATCCAAGATGCATTCTTCCGTCTACGTAAGTCTGATTCAGCAGTTGACCGTAAGATGAGTGAGAGACTTAAGCGCCGCGAGCAGTACTATTCTTTGATCAAAGTTATCAAAGACCCACAAAATCCAGCAATGGAGGGACAGTACATGATTTTCAAATTTGGTTACAAAATCAAAGAGAAAATTGACGAGGAGCTTTCTCCAGCGTTCGGTGAACCAACACAAGTATTTGACCTTTTTGAAGGTAAGAACTTTGAGTTGATTATCACACGTCAGGGTGAGTATAACAACTACGATAAATCTAAATTCTCAGCTAGTACTTCAGCAGTTATGATTGGTGCTACACCAGCAGAACGCACGCCTGAATCAATGCAAGCGATTAAAACAGAATTAGATACCGCACCTTCATTGTCAATATATGAGTACAAACCATGGGACGATGCACAACGCCCG